GTTGGAGTCGGGATCCGAAAAGCGGAAAACCTAACGACGAATACAAAGACCCTGCCGATTGCGTTCGCTATCTGGCGATGGCCAGGCCACAAATACGTACTGACCGGGTATGGGACAACAAGCCGTTACATTATGGTGTGGGGAATTGACGGCGCAGAATAAAAGATGGATTGCGGAAAATAACTATTGACAAAATAAAATTAGCAGACTATAATATCCATGTTCGGAGGTAGGGATTAATTACCCCTAATGCCGCTAAATGGCAACCTCGCCCCGGATTTAGCCCGGTACCTGAAAAGGTATCGGGTTTTTATTTTGGGGCACAATTTGGAAAGTGGATAAAAATGCCAGAGACAAACACAACGCTCCCCGTAGAAGCTCAGGACTACCTAGAATCCTTAGCGGTAGATGATAGCCAGTTAAAATTAAAAGCCATATCCGTAACGGCGGCACAAGCTGAGCTCCTATCGTATTGTGTGGGTTTTATAACCAAGTCAGAAAGCTGGCGGCAAAATTCATACGATACTAAATGGGTAGACTTCCAGCGTGCCGCGGATGGGATATATGATCCTGGACTAGCAGCTAAGAAGAAATCCTGGCAGAGTAAAATTCACGTTGACCTAACCGCGTCGCACCGTGAAACCATACACGCCCATTTATTCAAAACGATGATAGATGTCAATCCTCCGCTGGAAGTGTCGGCCCGGTTTAACCTGGGCGATATAGACCAGTCAAAAAATATCCGTGACATAATAGCGAGAGAACTTGATAAAACTCAATGGGGCGTTGAGATGGACAAAGTTCTGCATGACGCAGATACATTCGGCTCTGGATTTATCCGCAGGTCGTATAAAACCACTATTGAAAAACGCAAGTTACGTAAAGAGAGTACGGATTTATACTCTGGATCGGTTACCCCTGACGACCTGGCCGAATACGCGATACAAGGTGGGGTTAAATCCAAATATGAGGAATCGGTACAGGACGTTATCACCTATCGCGGGCTCGAGCTCCGACATATTTCGATATGGGATATATTCCCCGATCCCAAGGCTCTCAAGATCCGCGGGACAAGCATAGCGTGCCGGTATTTTATCACCTATGAGGATATTCTAAAAGGGATAGAAGCCGGATATTACCTGCCGAGCGCGGAACAAGATTTAAAGAATAAAGTGCAGACGAGAAAATACCCAAATGGGGAAATGTCCATCCAGGCCAATAGGGGCATAGCCGACTCCACCACCGTAAAAACAGAATATCAGCAAGAATATGAAACATACGAATTATTTGGCCGTATGCCTAAAAAATGGGTATCTGCTATTATAGGCGACACCTTTGACAACGGAGAAGAACTTATCCCTGCCAGGGTGACGTTCTGTAAGCGCGGCATTATCGGTGTAGAGATTAATGATGACTACGATGGCGAGCCGCCTATAGAAAAATTTGATTACATGCCGCGCAACGGCTCATTCTATGGTGTAGGTGTGCCGGAAATGCTGGCTAACCCGCAAGCGGTTATCAATGAGGTCGTGAATCAGCGCATAGATAACGGCGCCCAGGCTTTAAACCATTCATTCGCGGTTATTGAAAAAGCCATATTATACCCGAAAGAAGATTTAACAAGTGCGCCGGGTAGCATGATACGGCTGGACGCAACATATGTCCAGGACGCCAGGGCCGCGCTGCAGCCATTACCCATTAACGATACGCCATTACGGGCGGGCTTTACAGAGGTAAACGAGGCCGAGCGGTGGGCGCAGGAGCGAACATCGGCCAACCGCGTAACGCTGGGGACCGCTGGACTGGTTAAAGATTCAAATCAAACCCTAGGCGGCCAGCAATTACTCAAAGAATCAGCCGGCGAGAAATTCAGCTATATCGGCCTACGCATGGAGATAGACGGGCTGCTGAGCCTATTCCGTGGCGTTTGGAAAACTATTTATAACAACATAACACCGGAAGACGTTGAAGAATCTATCGGCGCTATGCGGGCGCAATCATTTATACTAGTCAGCCCCGAGGAATTATCGCGGGATTATGTATACCGGCCTATGGGCGTTTACACAATGGAGAATAAATCCCAACGCCAGGCGCAGTTAATTCAGATACGGCAGAACTGGATCGGCGCCCCTTGGGTCAATGATGAAGCGTTTTTCGACGCTTCTTTTAATAATATTGATGAAGACCCGGAGAAATTCAAGAAAACCGAGGACATGATAATGCAGGACCAGGCGGCTATGATTCAGCCGGGCATGGGCGAGGATCAGGGTATGCCGGGGGGCATTCCTATTCCGCCAGAGGGTACAGCCCCGCCTATGCCTATGGGGTT